GACCTACTTCATTACCCATCAAAACACTGAGCATATTTGAAGCTTCTTCTGCATCTTCGACACCAATTTTGATTATTTGACGTGTGCCAATTTCCATAGTTGTGTGTCCAAGTTCATCAGCATCCATTTCGCCTAATCCCTTGAATCGTGTCACATCTATTTTATCACCATACTTGGCACGATAGGAATTGAGCTCTTCTTCAGTGTGAATATAGTTGTGAACATTCTTTATAGTCACACGGTACAGAGGTGGCTTTGCAAGATATAAATGACCCTTCAAAACCAGAGGACGCATAAATCGATAGAAGAATGTCATCAAAAGAGCAGCAATATGAGCCCCATCATCATCAGCGTCAGTCATAATGATAACTTTGCCATAACGCAAATCTTCAATCTTGAAATCATCACGAATTCCAGTTCCAATTGCTGAAATTAGTGCAGAAACTTCTTCATTTGCAAGAAGCTTAGCAAGTTCATTCTTCTCTGGATTGATGATTTTTCCACGAATAGGAAGAATTGCTTGAGTGATAGGATTTCTACCACCCTTAGAAGATCCAGCAGCAGAATCGCCTTCAACCAAGAACAATTCTGAAATAGATACATCTTCAGTGTCACAATCAGACAATTTACCTGGAAGAGAACCTGACTTACCTAGAAAACCTTGACGCTTGATAGATTCAGATGCTTTCTTTGCTGCAGCCCTAGCACGAGCAGAGCGTAAAGCACGTTCAGCAATCATTTTGAAAATTGATGGGTTCTTCTCAAAATATTCAACAAGTGCTTCAGAGAAAAGTTTATTTACAACGCTTTCAACTTCAGGTGACCCAAGTTTGCCCTTGGTTTGCCCTTCAAATTGAGGTTGAGGAAGACGAACTGAGATGATAGCAACGATACCTTCACGGATATCTTCACCAGTCAAATTGGGTTCTTTCTCCTTAATAACACCTGAGGATCGAGAAAATTGATTTACAATTCTCGTGATAGATGTCTTGAAGCCACTTAAATGAGTACCACCGTCAGCAGTGTTAATGTTGTTAGCATATGCATAGGTTGTTTCATCATCGTCTTCTGAATACTGAAAAGCAACTTGGACATTTATCTTTCCAGACTTATTTTCAAAATAAAATGGCTTTGATGGATAAGGATTTGAACGAGTAGATGCAAGATAGCTTACGTAATCTGCAATTCCACCTTCGTAGTAAAAATCTTCTTTGGTTCCAGTATGCTCATTCTTGTAGACAATTTTTAGTCCACCATTAAGATAAGCTGTTTCTTTTAAACGTCGAATAATAACAGCTTCATCAAAATGGATATTGTCATTAGAGCGCTTATTCCAAATTTTATAAATTACATATAAAAGCTGCTCATCAATATTAGTTGACTTAAATATATCGTAAAAAGTAATACCGTTTACTTCTCCGTTAATTAAAGCTTTACGCCATTTACCAGAGCATTCAGCAAATACTTCATCTATTTCAAAATCGTCAACAAGCACTTCACGGAAAGCATCTTCCACTGCAAACTGACCAAAAATATTATAGTCAGGGGTGAAAGAAATTTTTGTTCCAGTTAAAGATGAATTGCCTATTTCTTTAACAGGAGCAACTGGGATACCACGCTCAAAAGATAATTGATATTTCTTCTTATCTCGATAAACTTCAACATCAAGATTTATTGAAAGAAAGTTTACACAAGAAGCACCAACACCGTGAAGACCACCAGATGCTTCATATCCAGAACCATCATCACCAAACTTACCACCAGCGTGTAATTCGGTTAGAACAATCTCAAGAGTAGAACGCTTCTTAAGATCTTCTTGCTTTACTGCAACAGGAATTCCACGACCATTATCAATTACAGTCAGAGTGCGATTGTCTTTTGAAACAATGACATCAATTTTGGAACAATGCCCAGCCATATGCTCATCAACAGAGTTATCCAAAATTTCCCAAACAAGGTGGTGAAGTCCCTTTTTGCCAGTATCACCGATATACATAGCAGGACGTGTGCGTACTGCTTCTTGGCTCTCCAAAATCTGAATGGAGTCTTCGTTGTATTGATTTGCCATTTGCTTTCCTTCGTTTCATTTCGAGTACAGGCATAAAAAAATGCTGTAATTTAATTTATCACAGCATTATACCAAAATCAAGCAAATTTGGCTATTTCTTACAATATTCGATCCGCCACACTATACATACCTAATAAATCCAAATTATGGGCTAATTTGACCATATTATCGAGCTTTCTTGATGCCATACCAGGCATTCCACCAGGAGCTGCTCCGGCACCTTGTTCTTTTCCTTTGTTTTTAGCAAATCCAAAAGATAAAAACTTTACCGCATTTGCAAAATCATCAAGAGTTATTTCTAAATCTAATAAATTTTGTCCCACAGGCAATCTTTCCCATCTAGTTTTATCTGTGGCTTTTATTTCTTCTTCAGTAGCTTCTTCATCTGATCTTTTGCCACGTTTTTCTGAATCAACTCCGCCATCTTCTTCTCCGCCATATTGAAGCCAAACATCATTAGCTATCCCTTGTTCATTATCTTCAAGTTGTTCTAATAATCTTTTTTCAATTTCAGCGTCAGCCAAGATCAAACCTAAATTCGCCAAAGGCACGGTTATTTGTTTCTGAGCAGAGGCAGGATCAGCAGGGGCTGGCATAGCCATAGGAGCAGCTGGCATTCCCATCCCAGCCATAGGATCCATTGGTGGCATTTGAGCTAATTTTACGTATTTCATATTATCTAATTGGCGCTGAAATAAAGTCTGAACGATGCCTTCCTCTTCCTGGAGTATCAAATGCTTCTGTTGTTTGTTGCGCATTTTCTAACTTAGTTTCAGAATCTGGTTCATCTTCTTCTTCAAAAGAGAATGTATCTTCTATAACATCAGGATTTAATATATCCATTTGTCCCCAACTTGGTTTAGTTGTGTTTGCTACTCTTTTGATTAATTGTGCGTGAGAAAGCCCTCTAGCATCAAAAATTTCATCATCTTCATTATCCCAGGAGGATAAAGTGGACATAGCAATTAAGATTGCATCAGTCATTTGAGATTCTAAGACTCTGCCATCAGCCTTTGCAAAACGTCTTGCAGTAAATTTTTTAGAAATATTTGCAGAAGCTACAGCAATAATTTTTGCCTGCTCTTCGTGTGAGTGAACATCTGGTGCAATATCTTCTAAAAGTGTATGTAACTGTGACTCTAAATTTTGCATATTTTATCTCTCTTGATAAATTGTTAATACTATATTTTTAAATAGTAGAGGGTTATACCTTTACTAATCTTTAGCTATAATGTATTCTACTTTGAATTTCATATTTCTTACCTGCCCATTTGAGGTAATATTATTGGTAGAAAGCACAGTGGAACTAGGTGTTTTTACAGCAATACCAAAACTTTTACTTTTAGCTGTCTGATCAATACCTAATTTAGCTCCACCTAGGAAAACTGAATTCTCATATCCAGAAAGTAATGATTGCCAAGTTTCTGGTGATGAATTATATAATTGGTTATTTGCAGTATCAATCCAATCTACATTATCAGTGCCCAAAATATAAGCTGTAGTTTGAGCATTTGTTATAGTTCTTGGAGTTGGTAATTTGATTCTAAAGTTTTTATCAGCGTTTGTTGTTCCATATCCAACCTGAATTGAAAGCTGAGGCAACAATTCGCTATTTGCATCTAAGTCAGTAGATCTTGCCCAAACATTAGATGACCCAATTGATGAAACAACATAAACGCCATTTGCTGTTTTATCAGTTTGGTTCTTAACTAAAATTCTATCGTATTTTTGTAATATAACATCATCAACTTTGCTTGGCGGATTAGTCAAAGAAACTTCTGAAGTTGTAGCAGCTTTAGCATTAGCAAGATATGAATTTGTATTTACCTTTGTCCAAAATATATTTGTTGAATCTATAGCTGGTGTTGTACTTTCGTCATAAACCAAAGCATAAATCCCACTATTTGCTATCCCACTAATAACATTAACTCTTTGATTGATAGATATTTCAGAAGAAATATCTAAAGCTTCGTGTCTATTTAAATAATTTGTAACTAATTCATCTATCGAATAAATTCCATTTTGCAATTTGTCTGTTTGATCTTTTACTAATAATCGATCACCTTTTTGAGACCCTGGAATATTTAGATTAGAGTTTAATGTTAAATTTGTTGTGCTGGCAAATGCGCAGTTTGTAAAATTTGAAATTAAACCTTGTTGGAACCATTGAATTGAATCTGATCCAACAGATGTATTAGATGGATTATAATATAATTCATAATTTAAATTTCTATTAGCATCATTGACATATAAACTTGCTATTTGAAATTGTGTCGTCGAAGAACCATTTCCGACACGAATAAGGTTAGGTTCTGTAAATTTATTGATTCTAGCAACAATATTTTCAGAGCTTGTTGATTGAGCAATGAATAAAATTTTATCATTTTGAGTTGTAGCAATTCCATTTATATTATCTGGCAAGGCGTTTAAGTTAGAGAAATTAGTATGAGCTAAACCCGCTACATTAATTGTATATTCTGAACCAACACTTTTCCAGAATAAAGGAGTATTTAAAGCAGATGCACCCAAATTATAAGCTGATGAATCTTCTGGTAAATTTAGATCATAAATTCTATTATTGTAGTTTACCCTACCTAAAGCATAAAGATCACTAGTAGTAGCTAAACCACTGGCTCT